TCATGGCTTGACGAAGGAGCTGCAGCAGCTGCGGGTTGTTCTGGATCAGGGATAGGATTTGCTCACGCATGGCGGGCTCCTCAAGAAATCAAACGACCGAACTGGTCAAACTTCAGCAAGCCTGGCGCGCCGCTTGTGCCGAGGTAGTTCCCATACATCGGGGCTGAGCTATTCACCAGGCCGGTCAACGATGGCGTTGCCGTGGCTGGGTTAGGGATAACCGGCGCCGGGATGGGCTGCGCAAATACAGAGCCAGGGTTATATACCGAGCTTCCGGTCCCGTAGTTAGGAACTATGCCGCCCCACGCGGGGCCAGTTGGCTGCTGAGGTTGCGGCGCTGGTTGCGGCGCTGGTTGTGCTGTGTCACCTGTCAGCACGCGCATCACAAGATCCTGAGGGATATTGTCGCCGTATAGGTAGCTAAGCATGTCAAGCTGCGACTGCATGGCTGGATCAAGCTTGGGTTGCTGGCTGATCTCACCAAGCGGGGATGGCGTAGGTGTAGGCGCCACCGGGATGCTTCCTGGGACCGGCACGCCATTTTCGTAAGGGCGGAAGGCATCCAACGATCTACCTGTATCGGCTAACCACTGGTTCGTGGCGGCAAGCGTGTCGTAATAGTCGCTGCCCGTGTATTGCGTATAGTACTGAGCGAATTGCTCAGGCGACCACTTGTTAATCTCGGCCAGTCCATAAAGCGCCTCAGGGGTGCCCTGGTTCTGCGTCATCGTTGCATCAAAGACGCGCTGGATTTCTGGATCCGTCAGCGTTGACTTGTACTGCGTGCTGGCTTGCTGTAGTGGCGAAACAGCACTTTGTAGTTGATACGTATCACCAGACGCCGTCGGGCTATAGTTACCAACCGCGCCAACTGCTGATTCTAGCCGGCTGATGTCGTTAAGTGTTAAAGGCTTGTCACCATACACAGACGTTGCCAAGTGCTCCCACGCAGCATTTGGGTCATTTTGGTAGGCCGATAAATCTACACTTCGGAGTTCTGGATCAAGCGCGTAGCCTTTTCGCGTTGCGTACGGATCTCTTGACGCGTCAGAATAAGATGCGAGTATCGGATTCCATCCGGTTTCAGTTGCGTATGCCGCCCCACTCGGGGTGTACCCGTATTGCTGCTGCCATGCGTTTGCTATCTCAGGTATTGTGTTAGCGACATCTGAAATGCTTGAATCTTTTCTGATCGTGTACTCACCGCTCGGCGTGATAAAGATAGCCCGATCAGGATCTGCTTTGTAAAGCGTACCACCGGCAAAGTCGGTATATTCTCCAGGCTTTGTCGTTTCAAAATACTGCAGATAGTCTCTGCGCATTTGGTCTTCGATGCCTGTAGGTGTTGACGTTGTCTGCTGTGAAAGCGTGGGCGTCATATATGGCGACACGTCTGCTGTGGTCAAACCAGCGTTGCGCGTCTGGTTCAGGTATCCTGTAACATCATCAGCAGAATAGTTATACGACGACGCCAACGCCCCTGCTTCCTCGTATCGGCCTTCATCGATGAGCTGATTAAACAGCGCAATATCTTGTTCGGATGGTGTTGCCATTATTTTGCTCCTTAGCCTAAGGCTTCGCTCAGGCGGTTCGCCCAGTCGCGCCAATCAGTAAAACCCAATGGGCTTGGCGCCGTCACACCACTGAGCAGCAGCTGTGAGCCCCATGCCTTCCAATCATCGTCCAGCAACCTACCTACCTTGCCGCCAAGGTCTAACACAACCCGGTCAGCCCAGTCGTTCAGCGTCATGCCATCTGGCCGGGTAATCATGCGATCCTCGTGCCGTCACCAGGGCCGAGGTGCGCGATGACCTGCCCCATCTGGTAGTCGCCGCCTGTCACGTTGCTTTCAAACCGCACGCGCAGCTCACGCCGCTGCTCCTTGAGCACGACGATCTGCTCGTTAGGCTGCGCAGCCGTCTCCGGGAATTTATAGGTGGTGCTGGTCTTTTCAGGCGCGCGAGCGTTCATGCGCCCCGTCACCGTCACCTGCATCTCGCCAGCCTGGATGAAGTCAGGCTCAATTGCCTCAACGCGAAGCTCGCTGTTCTGCCCTTTGACAAGCAAGGAGATGTCAGCAGTCTCGAAGTAGCTCTGCACCGGGTTGACGATAGCGCCATCAATCTCATCAACACCGTTCTCGTGCAACCAAAGCTTGTAGCCATCCGATGTCTGCGTGACGCCGGTTATAAGCGGAGCCGCAAGCGCGTTGCTGTAGGTTGCAGCGCTGCGCCCGCCGTTGGGCAGCGCAGTGTCGTACCATGTCTGCTCGCGGACATTGAAGACGACGGCATGCGTGCATTCAGTGGCCGTGCCGCGCGGATAGCACCACCAGATCTCGCCGTAGCGCGGTACCTTAAGCGCGAACACCTTCTGCCGTTGCTCTGTGTTCAGGTTGTCGAAGAACCAGTTCTGGTTCAGCGGGTTCGGTAGCTCCTTAACCACGCCGTTGAACATGTGGAAGCGATCCACGCCGGCCCAGTAGAAGATCCCCTCGTACTCGATGATGGCGTTTGGCGACATGACGGACGTGTCGGTGGCCAGCACATCGAATGCAAAAACCGTTGAACCGCCGGTAAATGAAGCGCGGATGACCGCGTCCTCAGCCCAGAAGATGCCGGCCGGCCCACTTCCTCCGCCAGCGCGAAGAGGGAAGCCCTTTACGATCTTCTGGCCCCAGACGCGCGCAATGCCGGACCCAGAGCCACTCAGGTCAGATGGCGTACCAGCGACCGACCAACCAACCACGCCATCTGAGCCGTAATAGAACAGATATGGGTGCAGAACGACGATGCCGCCGGTCGCGTTGGCGCCTACTGGCAACGTCACGGCAGCGAGGGCCGATGTCGCCGTCGCGCTGCCGATGAAGATCTGACCGCCCACATCGTTGCACATGCACTGCAGGTTTGGCGCCACGTGGGCAATGATCGACGTACCAGGGTACGACGCATCGTAGGCGTAGTCGAACATCCACATGTTGCTGGCGCTATCGGTCAGGCCTGCCGGCGTGCGGTCCGCGCTGATCGACGGCACAAGGTTGCTGCCAAGGTAGAACTGCTCGACCATGGTGGACGATCCGGTGTGGACGTAGACGCGGGCCTTGCTGGTGAATGACGTCAACCCGCGGCTCAGCTCCGACAAGAACCTGTTGACGCGCTTATAGCCACCCATCTTGCGCGGCAGTTGGCGTTGGAAGCGCACCCACTGACCATCCGTGTAGTGGTCGCCCTCAAAGCGGGTGCCATCCCGCTTGATGCCAGGGAGCGAGCGCAGAAGCGTCGGCTGCGTCGGCATCAGAATGTGCCACCTGAGATGGACGTCACAAGGGCGTTGGACGTCACGGCCGGTACAACGTTTGAACCATCGCAGTAATAGATCGACCTGCCGCTATCAGGGATGGCAACCGGCGTTACCTGTGTGGCGGTCTGGAGGCTGAGCGCGAAGCCGCCGGTCGTCAGGTTGGATGCCCAGTACTGCTGCACCGTAGCTGGTACGACCACGCTGATGTCAGCGGTCAAGGTGCCCGTGAATTCGTACGCAATTCGGTTCAGCTCGTTGCCGCTGAGCGTGTAATCTGTGCCGCCTGACACGTCGATGGTTGTGTAGTCAAAGGCAAAGGTGGCGTCCTGGCCAAGGCCGATGGTGTAGAAGGCAGACGTCCCGTCGCAAGCGATCAGGGCCGAGTCGTCGATATTGAAGCTGATGCTGCCCTGGCCGTTGATCGTCTGCCCACCTGGTGCTGCCAAGGTGAACGTCGCGCTTCCGCTGTTGCGCAGGCGGACGAACCAGGTGTGGCCCGCAGATCCAGCATCTGGAAGCGTTACCGTTTGACTGCCGGCTGAGCCGACAAAGTTCAGGAACTGCGCATCTTGGCTTACAGCCACCGTGAAGCCAGCCGTGAAGCTCACCGTGTCGATCGACTGATACAGCTTGGCGCCTACAGCTACAAGCCCGTTGCCGGCCAGCGCCGCTGCATCTGCCGTAGCAACTGAGGCGCCAAGCTGGTAAACGCGCCAGACGCCTGCAGGGGTTGCATTGCTGGTCAGGTAGAGCTGCTGCTGCGTGCCGCTTGGCAGCGATGCCACCTGCGCGCCAGCATAATCGCGGACGACCAGCGCGTAAGCTGACAGGTTGTTGAACAAGATCGTCTCGCCTGTCGATGCCTCAGCTGCATTGGGCAACGTCAGCTCCCACGCAGCGTTGGCGGTCAGGTCGACGATCTTGGCGACAAGCGTAATGCCCTCAGCCGTCTCAAGCGGCCAGCCAAGCTGCGTGTTTGCGGTGAGGCTGAGCGCGGTGTAGGTCAGCTCTGAGGTATAGAGGTTTGAGGCGGAAAAGACGTCAACGTAGCTGGTCATGCTTCGCTCCTGTTAGCTGCGCGGTCAAGGATCTTAGCGATGTCCTCACCGGTAAGCGCCTGCGCCGCGCGGTCGTACATGGCCTGCCAGACACCCATGCGCTCGTCGTTTTTAAGGAAAGGTGTCGCCTCTAGCAGCGTCCCGTAGAGCAGCAGGTTGGGCGCATAGTCAGTCAACCAGTTGGTCTGGTTGTTCTCGTCCAGCAGCTGCGGCTGCTCGTAGTAGACGATCTCTGCTGCGTAGGCTTGATCTGGCGTAGGCACCAGCAACCAATGGGAGTAGTCATAATCCGCGTAGAACTCAGGGGCTTCGGTCGCTGCAGGATCTGGCCAGTAGCTGCGGCAGTACTCGACGGACCGCGCGAACACAGGGGCCGCGTTGACGGTGAACGACACCGTGTCGCGCCAGCGGTCAGGTTTCTTGTAGATCGCAACGCCGGCCTGCAAGGTTGTTGTCACCGCGCGGATAAAGCCCTGCACCTTGAGCTCGCGGGCAATGCGCCGCTCTGCTAGGTTGATGAGCCGTGGAAGCTGATCGTAGACGATCGGGTCGTCCGCCGCTGTGAAGCCACGCTCCAGATAGCGGCGCGTATCTTCTAGCAGTGTTGTGAATGTCATTGCGTATGCCATACCAGATCCTTAGAGTTGCTGGTAGCTGGTACAGCTTCCGCTAGCATGGAAATTATAACCCGATCTGTTGAAACAGGGTGCTGTTACCGCCCCTCAACCCAGTCGATCAACGCGTCAAGCTGTGCGGCTTGGGCGTTGCAGGCGTCATAGTTGCTGGCGATGACTCCTGCTGCTTGAGCGGTTGTAACGGTTGAGGGCGCACAAGCAGATTCGCCGGAGGCTTCGGCATCTGAGGACACACGGCTGGTGGCTGCGTCGTCGTGCAACCGGACAAAAGCACTAGGGAGAGCACCACAAGGCTCAAGACGAACCAGACTATCACGCCTCGAATCAGATAGCCGTCTAATCGTTCGATTTCGTTCTTCGAGCTTTTTCGAGAGTTCGTTTCCACGGACAATTTCCTCATTCAACTGAGCCATCGCGGCTTCGACTTGCTGTGTTCGGGCGGCATCGACTTCTTGACGAACAGCATCAGCCCCGCGCCCATAGCCGTGAAGCCAAAGGCCACCAGCAATACCGGCAGCAGCAATAGCACCCACAAGATAGAGAGCAAACGACGGAACACCGGGGATCACTTCGCTGTTCCAACTAGCCACATGACGATCATGCCGCCGAGAGCAATCACGCCGGACGCGATGAGACTGAGGGTCTCTACCATGTCAACATCCTTCCCGATTAAAAGACCCCTCGGGGTGCGCTTCATCCGAGAGGCGTGAGGGGTTCTTGTCATCCCAAGTAGC